CGGTTGGCGCGGATTGATAGCACTGTCGCATGGGCCGGGCCGGAGGTGATCTTGCCGACAGAAGCGGTGAAGGCTTTGCTGCGCGAAACGGCGGGCAATGTCAAAATGTCGCTCTGCGACGGTCCGCACTTGGCGGTGTTCGCTGGCGATGGCTGGACGTATCGCGTCAAGCTGATTGACGGTAAGTATCCGGATTACAACAGGGCCGTTCCAGAAGAGAACAACGCGATTTCGGCGGTGATTTCGGCGGCGCAGATTAAGCGGCTGATGGCGGTGCCGGAATATGGCTTCAAATCGGTTTTCGTTGCCATCACGGCGGGTCAGATGAGCGCAAAGTCTGATGACCGATCCGTATCAGTCACCATCCCGGCGCAGGCAACCGGGCCGGATGGGTTTATCACGTGGTTCAATCGGAAATACCTTGCCGCGCAGGCACGGGTTACTCCGACATTCCGCCTCACATCGAAAGGCAACGACGAACCGGCGCGGATTGTTGGCGATGACCCGCTCGCGCTTTTCGTGTTGATGCCGGTCCTGATGGGTCATCTGAAATGAGGTCGACAATGCAAACCAAAACCCAGATCATCCGCACCCCGTCCGGTGACAAGCCCGTCACCCTGCCGCGCCTGCCGGATGATGCCGCTATCGGCCTACCAGATGATCGCGCCGAGACATACCCGCGCTTTACGCTGGTGCGTATGGCGCCGCGCAAACGCTTCACCGGCCCGTCGCGTCTGGTGGCGGAAGAGTTGATCCGGCTGTGGGCGCGGTGATGGCAATCATCAAAGAGGAGCGCATCGGAAATCAGCGGCTGATCTTGGGAGATTGCCTAAAGGTCATGCCGCTGCTGGGGAAGGTTGACGCGGTTGTGACGGACCCACCGTATGGGATTGGCACGGGAAAGAAGGCCGTGGGATCAGGTGGAAAACTTTGGGGCGAGCAAACTTGGGATCTAAAGACTGTTGAAGGTCTAGAGTCAGCAATTCTAGCGTTGAACGTTCCCTCTATTGTTTGGGGTGGCAATTACTACAACTTTCCGCCAGCGCGCTGCTTCCTGTCTTGGGACAAATGCCAGCCTGCAGAGTGGTATTCCACCGCTCATTTTGAGTTGGCTTGGACAAACCTAGACAGGAACGCGCAGCGGTTCTTTATGAGCCAAGTCGTTGCGCACAGCGGCATGGATAAGGCGCATCCATCGCAAAAGCCCGTCGCGCTAATGGAATGGTGCTTAGGCTTCCTCCCAGACGCCAAGACCATCCTTGACCCATTTATGGGCAGCGGCACAACCCTTGTTGCGTGTCAGCGCATGGGCCGTCACGGGACGGGGATTGAACTGGACCCGGATTACTTCGCCATTGCCTGCAAGCGCGTTGACGAGGCCGCGCGCCAGGATGATCTGTTCATAGCTGCGCCGCCGCCCAAACCAAAGCAGGAGCCGCTTCTGTGACCGCGCTGGAAAGCCTCTGCAACGCTGCTATCGGTCTTGTCGTGTCATGGGCGGCAACGCGCTTCATTCTCGGCTATGACGCGGGACAGAGCGTCGCAATTACCGCTATGTTCTTCGGGCTGTCTTTTGCGCGAAGCTACATCATCAGAAGCATATTCAGGAGGATACAGGAATGAAACCCACCTACGGCTCTCAGCCGGTGCCGCTGGGCAAGTATGCCAGCGTCTCCGAAGCCGCCCGCAAGATGGGCGTCACGCGGCAAGAGGCAAAGCGGATATTGAGAGGGAAGAAATGAAAAAGGCCCGGAGTGATCCGGGCCTTCGCTTTACATCCTTGAGAAAAAATCCATAATCTGCCTTGAGGCATCTGTCGCGCCTCGACCGACAATGACCTTGTGCCCAATGCTTTCCAGATAGCTGATCATCCTCATTTGATCATCAGAAAGCTTGCCGCCCTTCACCCGCTTCATTTCAACCCAAAGCCGCCAAGCCGGAATATGCAGGTCAGGCACACCGGCGACAACGCCTTCGGCTTTCAAATTCTTGCCTGTGCTTATGGCGCGATGTTCCCCGTTTGGAATGGCGTAGATCAGCACCCCGTTGAACTTGGACCGGAACCACGTCACCAGCCCGGCCTGTTCTTCGTGCTCAGAAGCTAATGTCGTCGTCGAACATTTCGGCGGCAAGTCCAATGACGCGGGCCTGTTCTGCTTTGGCGGCATGGTCAACCTTTCTCGGGCTGTAGTCGAGTTGGACGATATCGTGAAACTTCCCGTTTGGCTTGACCTTGATCCGGCTGGGCCAAGCCCATGCGGCGCATTCCATTAGCGCCTCGCGCGTGGTCATGCTGGAAGAGGTCAGGGCCTTCATACGGGCGTGGTAGCGGCTCGCCGCATATCCGCCATGGTCAGGGCAAAACCACTCGTTGATATAGGTAAAGCCGCAGCGATAAGTGACCTTCACGCTATCCGGCTTGCCTTCCTTCTGGTGCAGGGCATAGGTCACGCCGTCAACGTCCATCCATTCGGCTTGGACTTGATTTGACAGCATGGCACCTTCATAGGACCGAGTGCCGTGGTTGAACTCCGGCGCCGGAAACTCATAGTCGCATTCGATGCATCGCCGCGCAGCAGCGTGGTTCATAGTCTGGCAGTTCGGGCATTTCCTGACAGGTGCCGTCCCTTCGCCGCCGCTACCTTTCGGCTTTGGCTTCACGGCATCAATAAACCCGTGCCGCTCAACGTTCTGGCCGTAGTCCAGCACAAGGCAATTCTCCTTGCCCGGCGCCAAGCGTGTTCCACGCCCGACCATCTGCACATATAGCCCCGTGCTGGCCGTGGCCCGCACCAGCGCCACCAGATCAACGGCAGGGGCGTCAAAGCCCGTGGTCAAGACATTCACATTGATCAGGCACCGGGTCAGGCCGCGTTTGAAAGCATCAATCTTGGCGTCACGGTCTTTCGTTCCATCTGACCCCGTGACAACGCAGCATTCAATGCCGTGCGTCTTGAACTCATCTTCCAGCATTTTGGCATGTTTGATACCGCTGCCGAAGATCAGCCAGGATTTGCGGTCTGCCCCCAGCTTGACAATCTCGGCAACCGTGGCCCGCACAAGTTCCGGGTCGGATGCCGCTACCGCAAGTTCGCTTTCGATGAACTCGCCGCCGCGCATATGCACATCACTTAGGTCAATTTGCCTTGCACCGCCCTTGCTGATCACCGTGGACAGGTATCCTTGCTCCATCAGCATCGCCACGGGAATATCGTAGGCAATCCCGTCAAAAATCGCGCCTTCGCCTTCGTGCAAATAACCGCTGTCCAGCCGGTAAGGCGTAGCGGTCAATCCGACGATCTTCACGGCTGGATTGCAAACTTTCAGATCGGCAATGAACTTGCCATATCTGGTGGTAGCGTCCTTCGGCAGCATGTGGGCTTCATCAATCAACACCAGATCAGGCGCCGGGACCATATCGTAGGCCTTCTGCCAGACGCTTTGAATTCCTGCGAATGTGATTGGCTTGTCCAGCCGCTTTTGGCCGATGCTGGCGCTGTAAAAGCCAAATTCAGCCTGCGGATAGAGCGACAGAAGCCCCTTGGCGCCTTGCTGCAATAGTTCCTTGACGTGAGTGAGGATCATAACCCGAGTTCCGGGGAATGACATAGCGTCCATGACGATCTGCGCAATGATGGCCGTTTTCCCAGCGCCAGTGGGGGCAATGATCAATGGATTTTCCCCCTTGCCCTGCGCCCAATAGTCATACAGCCCGTCAATTGCCTTGCGCTGGTAGTCTCTCAGTTCAAACGCCATCAGAACAAATCACCCCTATCAATCACATCATCAGGGTCAGGCGCCCATGCCGTCTTTGACTGGACAACCGCCATCGGATGATTTGGCGAAAGCCAAGCGTGAAAGCTTTTGCACCCGTCGCAAATCAGCTTGTTCCCCGGCTGTCCTCCGACCGGGGGATACATCCCGGCGACGACGCAGCCGCAGCGGCGGCACGGCACTAGAGCCTTGCACGACCCATCCAAATTTATTGTTCCGATACGATTATCCATGCTCTGCCCTGATCTTCTCGCTGGTGCCAATGCCGTTGCGAATGACTTCGCCGTCTTCGGTGATATACTCGATCCACGATTGCCCAGCGTCATGCACCTGCCAAGGCATCATATGGTTATTCCAGATGTGGTTCTCGCAACCTTCGGTCTTGGGCGCGCATTCGCCATGAATGGCGCAGGACCATGACCCATCCCGTTCCGCCGTCACATGCGCGCAAGTGCGGCAGTTGACTTCCGGCAGCTTGCCCCGATGGCAAACTGCCTTGAAGCTGCAAAACTTGCAGCCCCAGAAGCTTTCGTCTTCACCGATCTTGCCGGGCGCAGTGTCCGAAAAGATGATCCGCTCGGCCCGCGCCAAAGCCTTCAACGCGACGGCCTCGTCAAGCTTGATCCGCTCGCCATAAATCTCGTCGGTGTTCTTGTTGACGGCCAAGAACAAGGCCCGATCCAACCCGGCCAAGTGCATCCCGACATGGACCTGCACCCAATAAACCGGCTGCGTCAGTTCCACGCCGCGCGACGAACACGCCTTGAAGTTCTTGTCGTTCATGGTTTTGAACTCAAGGACGTGCGGTTTTCCGCTTTCCCTCAGCCCTTGAACCACGCCGTCAAGGCTTTGGGCGAAGTGCCCGCCATGCGCGGTAAAGTTGATCTGCCGCCCGGTTTCCGGGTCACGGTCCCATACAGTGCAGCCGATATCGCGCAGGTTCTTGACCAGCCGCGCCTCTTCCAGATCGCCGGTTTCAAACAACCGACAAACCCGGCCTTCAATCGGTTCGGACCATGCCCAGCGGAATTGATACCACAGCGCGCGGTCGCAATCCTTCCCGATCTGACTTCCACCCAAATGCGGCCTGTGTGCTGACTTCCTCGACTTCTCGTATTGCTCGAAAATCGCCGTTACCGTTGGCAACTTCGCATACTTTTCCAAATCCATCGCCGTCTCCATCCATCCATAAAATGGGGCGGATAACCGCCCCATCAAAAGAGGGATTACTTCTTCTTCCACGGCGGGGTGGAAGCCGCCGCAGCCGGTGCGCTGGCCTTCGCTGCCGAACCACTTGCGGCCTCATAGCCGTCAATCTCGTTGCTGGCGCCGTAATCGCCAGAAGCTGGCTTGACCTTCACCTTGACCATCAGCGGCTTGTCGTGAAGGTCTTCGCTGTTGCGCGGGGTCATCACCCCAACCGCCCGGCAGATGGCCGAAAGCGTGCGCTGGGCAATCTCCACCGCCGTCGCGTTGGGGTTGTTCAGGTTCAGCCGGTCACTGATCACGCGGCCCTGATGTTCACCTTCGATGATTTCAAGGCTCAGTTGCAGATAGCTGCCGGTCTGCGCCTTCGTCGGCTTTTCTTCCGACTTCGTGATGACGGCCTTATGCCAGCCTGCCGGGATCACCTCGCGCGGTGTGCTCGGCTCAACTTGGCTCGCGTCAAATCCTGCTAGTTCCATGTGTCTGTCTCCTACTTCGCTGCAAATTCGTGAAAGGGGTTGCCGCCTTCAAAGGTGAACGGCAGGGGGGTGGTGATGCCAAAGCGGTTCTTGCTGACATTCGATGCCACCGGAAAGCAGATGATTTCCCGCTCGCCGTCGCTGATGGCCCGCTTCTTGCCGCCATCCGTGCCGCGCACGTTGGTCTTGAGGCGGATAAACGCCACAAGGTCGGTATTGTTGGTGTAGTGGTGGGAGCAATCGTATTGCTTGTTCTTGTGCAGCGCGACCGTGTAGCGGCTGTATTTGTCCACATCCGGCAGTTCCAAGTCTTCCACCGTCGCGTGAAGCAAAAACACCACGTTCATCCCGCATTCGCGCGCCAGATAGCCGCAGGCTTCGCGCAGCTCCTGATGCTTGGCGTCCAAAAGCCCGACTGCCTTTCCAAAACCGCCATGCGCCGCAGACATGCTTTTCAGCTTGGGGTTCGGCTCGGCGTCAAGGATTTCGCGCGTTGCCAGCTTCTCGAACTGCGTCACGCTGTCGATCACCAGCGTTTTGCGGTCATGGCCGCCAGCCGCAAGCGCCTCGATGGCCTCGAACACCTCTCGCGTGCTCATCGCCTCGGGAAACAGGCTCACGTCTTCATGCCCCGCAAGGCTTGCCGTTCCATCTTCCGTCCTGATGAAGACCGGCGCCGGGAACATCGCCGCCAGCGTGGTCTTGCCCATGCCGCCCTCACTGAAAAGGGTGCAGATGATTGGCCGATCATTGCGGGGCTTGGACAGTGATTTCAGGTCAATTGCCATCCGCTTCACCCTTTTCAAACGACAAAGCCCACTCGTGTGCTTCCTCGTATGTCAGAAAGCATTTGTGCGTCATGCGGGTTCGGTAGCCTCCGTCGATAGACGGGAAGATTTCCGCCAGACGAAACGGCAGCGGAGCGCGCGGCGTCATGTCTTTGTAGATCACAATCTTTTTTTCCATCACGCCACCTCGACCTTGACGCCGATCTTGCCCGGCTTGGTTTCGAAAGCCGACGCAATCTTGCGCCATATCGCAGGCTCATTCTCCGCCAGCCACTTCATGCCGGGGCCATCTGCTTCCAACTTAACCTTGGCCGGCGCCATGGCTTCGGGGCACTTGTCCTTGACCTTGGCCCATGCCGTCGCGTCAAGCTTGCGGGTGATCGGCTGCGTGAGCGTCACCTTGAACCCGTCCAGTTTGTGGGTGATCGCGCCTTCGCCGCGCACTTCCAAGGCGGCGCAAAGTTCCGCCTCGATCTTCAGCCGCGCCTCATTGGCTTGGTTTTCGGCGCGTTTGGCATCAAGCCAGCCCTGCGCCAAGGCTTCAACGTTACTTCCCATAGTGGTCCTTCCTCTCTTCAACAGGCTTGACCATATGCCAGCCGACAAGATAGGGTCAAGAAAAATCTTCATCATGTGAAAAGGAACTTTCATGGACCTTCTGCCGCTTTCCACCATCCGCGACCTGTTGCGGGACCGGCGCCTTACCGTGGTTGCCGAAAAATCCGGCCTGACCCATCCGACCGTGAAGCGCATTGCTGACGGCGACGAGGCTATCAGCGTAACCACATGGCGCAAGCTTTCGGACTATCTCAAGACCGTGGACCAGCAATGACAGCCGCCGCAGTAGCGCAGGACTACTGCGCCAAAATGGGCTGGTATCTGGTTGCCATCCCGGCAGGAACCAAAGGCCCCACCAATTTTGGCTGGCAAAAGCCGGAACGGGCTATCTCCGATCCAGGCGCGGCCCGCGCCTATTTCGAGGCGAACCCGTCGCACAACATGGGCCTATTGCATGGTCCGTCAGGCACATGCGCGATTGACATTGATCATGTCGAGCATACCCGTCTGATCTTCGAAGGCTTCGGGATTGATTTTGACGCGCTGATGGCATCGGCGCCGCGCATTGTCGGGCGCCCTGACCGTGGCAAGCTGCTATTCGCCGCGCCGGATGGGTTGGTGACGCACAAGATCAGTTGGCCGTCGAAGGCCGATCCGCGCAAGACGGAGGTTGTCTTTGAATTGCGCGCCGGATCGGTGCAGGACGTGCTGCCCCCGTCAGTGCATCCCGACACCGGAAGGCCTTACACATGGGCCGGGGCTGATGTGTTTGACGGCCTGCCGCAGCTTCCGCCGCAAATCCTGACCATCTGGCAGGAATGGGATCGCTTCCGCCCCCAAATGATGGATGCCTGCACGTGGAAAGCCCGGCGCGAGTTTACGCCGCCACCAAAGCCCCGGCGACAGACCGAAAGCGCCAGCGTGATTGACGCTTTCAACGCGGCGCATGACATGCACGAATTGCTTGTGCGCTTTGGATACAAGCCGACCGGGAAAAGCCGATACCTCAGCCCGAACAGTTCCAGCGGTCTTGCTGGTGTGGTCTTGTTTGACGATGGCCGCGCTTACAGTCACCATGCCAGTGATCCGTTTGACAACGCCCATACCTTCGATGCTTTCGATTTGTGGTGCCAGTATGAGCACATGGGCGATGTTGGCAAAGCCGTCCGCGATGCCGCAGGGTTTCTGGACGTATCCAATGATCCTGCCCATGACTATGAC